ATCTTTAACTTCAAAAAATTGAAAGAAAGCAATATACAAAAAAGTTATTTGAATTAATGCACTAACTAAAGGGCACATTAATTTATCTTTTGTTTTTCTAACAATTTTCATCATAATTATCTCTTAAATAAAATTCTTTTGTTTCCTAAATTACCATTAAATAAATCAACAGGAGTTATTTCTAATGGATTTCCTTGCTCAATATGGCTAATATCAATTCCTTGATCTATTAAAAATAAAGCTTCAAGCCATGAACAAAAACCCCCATCAGTTTTAGGTTGCTTTATTTTTTTATCTAAAGAATCAATATCAATTCCTGACATAGCAGCCAATTCTTTAGAATATGGAACTCCATAATATTTATTTTCAAAAGCTTTAGCTTTAACTTTATCAACTTTTTTGTCAATAGTTTCAATATAGCAAATACCTTGAAAAGATTTTAATTTATCAAATAAATCATTTTGTTCCATACCTCTTTCCATTGTTGCTTCGAAAACTTTCGCAACCCATTTATTATCTTCTTCATCAAACCTAAAACGAGCAATATGATTAACATGATCAATTGATTTATTACCATTTATTAAATTTAACAACTTAGTTAATAATAACAAAGGATTTTGCCAAATATTATGAAAATTACAATAGTATGAAAAATACATAGTATGGATTTTATCTTTGTCTAAAAGATTAATCTTATCTTGTATTTGTTCTTTTATATAAATTATGTTTAAATCTTTAGCCACTTTATTCTATATCTAAATTTTTGTTTTTTAAATAATTAGCTGTAAAATCATAATTTTCTACAGCATCAATAGTTGTTAAAGCATTAATAGCATGAACATGAGCTTTATAAACACCATGATTAGTATTTACAGTATTTATCATAAAGATATAAAGCCCTCTTAATTGCGCAAGACTTATTTCAACAGAACCACCATTATAAAAATATTCAAAAGAAGCATCAGCTTCTTCAATAATTCCTAATTTTATTTGTTGTTCTAAACCTTGAATTTGTTCAGCAATTAAATTTCTACCTTCAGAAGATAATGACAAAATAAAATAATCATTAATTGTCATTTGCCTTAATTCTAATGAATTAAAATGATAATTTTCTAATTCTTTTAACTTATTTTCAATATTAAATTGTAATATTTCATTTTCATTAGCTAATTCTGCCCCAGGTTGTAAAATAGGGCTTTCAAATATACTGTTATTTATTTTCTGTAACATAATATTTTTATTTATAAATCATAATCAAGATAACTGTCTAAATAAACAACAACCGAAGATGAGCCAAGCGAGACATCGTGGGAGTGTTGAATAGTGTTAGAAGTATCAGTTAAAATTGGTTTTGGTGGGCAAATGTGACTTCTCGAACTTGCCACATTACCAATCGCACCAACATAAAGCTGTCCACCTTCAACTTTTGAATTCATTTTATACCAACAAGCGGCCCCGGAGTGACCCATTACTCCGCTCAAAATAGCTCCCATTTGTAAACCTGACGGAATTTGTAAAGTTAAATCAACTGGAGTTGTTGAAGGAGTAGCTCCTGAAAATGCAACAATAGAAGAATCAAATGTAAAACTCGCTTGACTTTCAGCAGTTTTTTTCATATTAAATCCGAGAATATTATTGCTTCCATTTGTTCTAAGGCTACCTACTCTTTTTACTTTTGTCAACCCGGCAGCAACAACTGCAGTTGAAGCAAGCAATGTTGCTCCGGTAGAATCTGTTGAACTAAACCCTGCATCTGTTAAAGTTCCATCATCATTAGTAAGCTCAAAACAATGTAAAGTTCCTGTAGCAGGTAAAGATTCTGAATCAGCCATTCCTCCATTTCCTGTTCCACTAGCCCAAGCAGCATCAGCTCTTTTTGTAATAGCCGGCATATAAGCTTTACCAGAATTATCTGAAAAACTAATAACCCCTTCTGAAAAATCTATATCATGATCAGGATCTGAACCGTTATTAGATAGTATTACCATTTGATCTAATAACGTTAGACCTTTAGATTTATTAGTAGCATAATTTTCTAATACTTTCCAACTATTAGAGCCATCACATATTAATTTCAATATACCATAAGCATTATTTATAACTTTTTCTGTTAATCCATCAATAGTATCAGCTCCGTTTCTTTGAACAGTAATTTTATTTGTAGAGGTAACAGTTCCTGATTCATCAATAATAAGTAATTCGCCGCCTGCAGGAAATGTAGAAGCAGCAGGTAATGACCAAATTCTTGCTGCTGACATAGTTCCAACTTGAGCAACAACTTTATCTGTAGCTAAAATTGTATAAATTGCATCAGAAACAGTTGTTCTTCTATCAATTCCTAGATTTGCTCTTGCTTCAGCATTATCTGCAGAACCTAAAAAAGTAACAATATTTGCTGAATATTGAGCTGATATTTTAGAAAGCAATTGTGCTATTGTAACTTTTTTATCTACACTTGATTCATTCAAATGTAAATAAGCAGCGTCACTAATTGTTCCTGTTTTGGCTGGTAAGCCCGGTATTGTAATATTTGCCATAATTTTTAACTAATTTTAAAATTCATACTAAAAGCCTTAACATTTGCTGCTGTTGCACCAGAAATAGGAATATCCCCATTTGCATCTGGCGTTCCAAAAGTCAAAGTATTATTACTAATTATCTTTGTAGTTCCTGCAGAAGCACCTGGCTTATCAGCAAAACCTAAAACATAATCATCTAAATTCGTGCTATCAAAAGCAACAATAAATGAAAAATGGCCATCTTTTGTCAATCCTGTTCCAAGTCCAGTTGTAGCTTCAACTAAATCATTAGTAAAACTACTCCACAATCCTAATATATTAAACATAAAATTTAAATGATTTAATGAATAATTTCCATCTAAACTTCCATTTTGTTTAAGTTCATCAGTTGGTTCTAGTTTATTAGAGCCTCCTTGTCTTGTTTCTGTAGCGTCATCTGTCGCCCACTCAATTATATTTTCTGGTTTTATTGACATAATATTTTATTTATTAAATTATTGGTAAGCTAAATTTGCTTTTCCACCATCGATAATATCTTGATCAGCATCATAACAACCCATTATGGCGCCTGTATCTGTAACAATAGTATCTCCGGTATCAGTTATTAAATCTAAATTTTCTACAACTCCAAATTCTCGACCTTCAAAAATTTCTTGTAAACGATCATCTAAAGCTGTTCCTTCATAATTAGCAACAAACTGAGAACCTGCATCATCAACTAAATCATCTCCTGTATCAGTTTGTAAATTAGCTTCTGTTGTAGCAACTTCTGTTGCAATAAAAGGAACTTCACCTACAGAAGCATAAATTAAAACAGCAACACCTGCTGCTGATAATTTATCCATTACTGAATGAATATTTAAAGGTAAAGTTGGCCCATTAGTATAAATAGTATAAGCTGCTGGTGGATTATCAGAATAAACAACTTTAGTTGCTTCAGTTATAACTGTTAAAATCTCAACAACATCTTCTACAAATCCTCGAGAAGTATTTTTAAAAATTTTAAGGGTAATAGCTGAACGATAATCAGCATCACTTCTTCCTTCTCTTTTTTCTACAACAATAGCCCCAATTAAATCTAATTGCTTTCCTGAGGCATTAGCAATATTTAAAATAGCTTTAAGATCAGCAAAAACAGTATCTAATTCATCAAAAGTTGTTGCTGCAACCTCTAAAACTTTATTAAAGTTGCTAGATGATTTAAATTGTTCAATATTTAACTGTTTTATAGTATCGTAAATGCTCATTATAATGTTACAACCATTCTACTTAAATCAAAATTAGGTTTTTCCCTAATTGTGCAATTAATATTACTAGAACCATAAGTCGGGGTTCCACCAGCTGTTGAAGTTGAAGCAATAGTTATTGTTGCTGAACCAATACCTGGAATTTCATAAACAGGTTTATAAAATTTTTGTAAAACAATAACATCACCAATATTAAAATAATCTTCAGCAAATTTTAATAAAGCAGCTTTAATTGCTGCTTCGCCATCTGCCGGAAAAGTTTCTTCAGTATTATAAGAATCAATAACAACCTTAACCCAAAAATATAAATTAGTAGGTCTTGAGAATTTAATATTATGAGGCGTATTTTGTGCATCAGTTACTTCAACTGTTACATCTCCATCTGATTTCATTCCTGCAACTTTCATCTGGAATAACTTTGCAGCAATATTTGTATTAGAACCACCTTCAATAACTGTTTCAAAAGATTTAGCAGCTATTCCATTTGCATCTTCTGTTAATTCATCATTTTCATAAACTCTACAATAACTAGTTCCAGGAACTTCATTTAATAATTTTGCTCTAATAGCATCAACAAAATTAAATCCTGCAACTGCTATATCTTGTTGAGTTCTTAATCTTAATTCTTGTGTATTTTCAATTGCTCTTCCTGTTTCTCCTGCATAATAATTTAAAACAGAATCTAAACCGGCTAAAGCTTCAGAAATTTCATTTATTGTTTCAGCAGCAACTTCATTAACTCCTGTTTCTAAAGCTTGAACTTCGATTACTGTTTGAACTTTACCTACAGTTAATTTTGAATCACCTGTAATATCATAAATATCATTTTTATCAGTAGCTTCAATAGTCATTAAACCGCTACCTTCATCAGTTATAGTTAAACCAATAACAGCACCTTCAACAACAGCTTTTAATCCTGCAACAATTTCATCAGCAGTTGCTGTTCCGTCTGAAACATAAGAATAAGTATTACCATCAATATAAAAATGATAAGTAGCATTATCAGTTACAGTTGAAACTGTAAATTGAATATAATTACAAGCGCCTTGAGTTATAAAGGCTTCAACAAGAGTTTTAAATACTAATTCGGTTGAGGATTGTTTTACTTGAGTATTAAGAGGAATTAAAGTTGCATTATCACCTTTAAAACTTACATTTGCTGTAGAAGCAGAAGCATCTTTTTTATTAATTCCAACTAATGAAACTGCATTTTCTAAAGGAACTCCTGAAGCAGCATTTCTATTTAATGAATTATAAGTATCTTCTGCAGTTTGCCATAATGAGTCTGACATACTACCAATAAGCCCAATTATAATAGAATTAGGAGAATCTTTACTTAGATCTGAATCTTGTCCGAACTCATTTTTCCAAGCAGTTTCTAAGTCATCTATAATTTGTTCATTTGTCTTTCTAACAAACCCGTTGCTAGTTACGCCGTATGACATATTTTAAATAATATTTTAAATTATAACAGATTTAATTTTAATAAATAATTTTGTTAAAGTACAATCAAATTATCAGTTATAACCGTGTTGTTAATAGAAGTAGCACTAAAAGAATAAATAACCTGGCGCTCATTTTCATTGTAATCAACTGAGCTTTCAGTTATTTCTTTAACACCTTCAATAGCTAATAATTGCTCTCTAAATATACTTTCAAGAATATTTAGATCAATATTTTTAGTTCCTAATATATTCTCAAAGTAAGGCAATCCATGTTCTGAATTTAAATACCACTCATTTTTAAAGAATTTAAGTCTGACCTTCATTCTTTGTAAAATTTCTTCATCAGTATTAGAACCTGATAAAATAGTTATTCTATTATTTGTAAAATATAGATCATTTTCTGAATTTAATGCTAAAGTGCTCATAATATATTTTTAATTAAGTTACTGGCCCTGAAGTTCCACCACCTGGCGTAACTCCTGTATGAGTATGAGTTGCAAAGTCTTTTCCACCAATTAAAGCCGTAGCTCCTTTTAATTCTGATGTTGCTTCTACATTTGCAGCTGTTAAATCTCCTGATATTGTAACATTTCCGGTAATATCAACATCACCTGTAATATTTAAATTAGGGGTAGTTATATTTGCCTCTGTAGCATTAATATCAATAACTCCAGAAGGTTTTAATTTAATTTCTGAACCATCATATTTTACTAATAAATCTGTATTATTTGCAGCAGGAGAAGGGGTTCCAAAATCTCTAAAACCTAAATGAGCTACAGCATCTGTTAAACTATTTTGTCTAGGATCATCGGGGGTAACTTGATTTCCATTTTGTAACCATTCTTCTAAACTTTTTTCAGAAAATACTAATAAAACCTTATCACCAACATTAACAGGAAATGTAATAGAAGCACCACCAGAAGCAGGATGAATAACTGGAACATTAAAAATAGCCGGTAATTTTACAACTTCACCATCATTATATTTTTGATTTAGAGCGGGTTGAACCTTTGCTTTTTGTTTTGTATAGTCATATTCTAATATTTTTGCAGGCATACAAATGTGCATATCAGCAATTTTATTAGCAATAATTATATTTAATAATTCTGTTTTATTCATTTCTGTATAGCATCAATTTGGCAAAGCCAGTTATTATCTTCAGTATCACCATTAAATTTAACTTTCTTAACTAAAAAAGTTCCTTCTATAGTTGAACTTTTAACCCTTATTAAATTTTTAGGTTGAATAGAAGGAATTATTAAACAATTAATTTTCCAACCATCGATTAATTTATTACTTTTAGTTTTAGTTTTAACAGCTTTTTCTTTAAATCTTTTAGGTTTATCAATTAAACCTGTTTCAGGTGATAAATATTGAGCTATTGTTTGTTTATCTAACTCGTTTGGCTTAGTTATTATTAAAACATTGTTTGCGATTGTCCATTGATAGCCTATTCTTGCTAAAATAATATCTAAAGCATTTCCGGGGGCTCCTATAAAAGAAAAACCTTGTTTATAAACATAATTAGGTAATAATGAATAATCACCTTTAGCTAAATTTAATTCACCTACGATCTTTTCAAGTATTTGTTTTGTGTTTGAATCAGGGGCAAAAGATAAAGCTAATTTTTTGCTAGTTAAAGCAATATATCCATCTTTAACTGTAATTTTAGTAATAACATCAAAGCCATTAAAATCATGCTCATATTCAACCACATTTCCAATAAATAATGTGCTTAATTCTTCACCATCATATCCTACTTTTAATATTAATGAAGTATCTTTTTCTTCTAATAAACCTACTGTTTCTTCCGAAAGATTATAAATATTAATCTTACCTGTATTAGTTTCCTTATTATCTTCCATATCAATATCAAAAGAAATACGCACACCATCAAGCAAACGACCTACTGAACCTAGCTTTCCTATTAAAACTTGTGCTTTTCTTTTAAATAATCTACTCATAATTAAATAGTTTCAATTTCACTTTGAGTTAAATATAATAATTTAGCTTCACCTGATGAAAAAGCAGTTCTATTTATTGAAGCACTTTTATCTGATATTTCGCAATAAAAATCACCATCTGGTAATGAACTTTTTTTATAAGAAAATAATAAAGGATAATTTGCAACAATTTTTATTCCTGCAATTATAACAGAATCATTTTCATCCCATATAGTCATTGCCCAAAAAGCACCTTGTACGTTATATTGAAAACCTAATTTATAAATTATTGATTCTAATTCAATAACCAAAGTATGATTAGGATTATTTTTTATCGGTATTATTACAGCCATAATTTTTAAAATAATGATCTTACAAATTGTACTAAAGTAATTTTAGGTTTAGGAGTAAAAGATTTTTGTTCTCCTACTTGTCTTCCAAAACTACTTGCCTTTTTAGCGCTATCAGTTTTTATTCTTGAATTATCAAGACTAACTAACTGACTTTCTACTATTCTAGCTTCTTTAAATATTGCAGTAAATCTAAAACTTTCCCCATCTGTAGCATCATTTGGCATGTCTAAATTAGTCATAACCATACTGTCATAATATTTAAACTTCATTAGCAACCTTATAGGCTCTTTAGCCATAAATATTCTATATAATTCATCATGAGCTTCTTTTAATCTATTAGGAATATTACCTTTAGCTAAAGTTGTAAGTTGTGATATTTTAGAATTTTTTAATGAAAATTTACTAATAATTCCACTAATGGTAATTTCAGTTGGTTCATCTTTAGCATTATCTGTATTAAACCCGCCTTCAATTGGATTATTAGTTAAAGATACTTTTTCAGATATACTTCTTGAACTAGTAATATCAACCTCTAACTTGCCAATTTTTTGGCTAAAAGGTTCTTTAAATATTATTGCTGCTGCATTTGTAAAAAAACTCATTGTGCTCCTAATTCAATATATGTTTGTCTATTTTCTTCTTGCAGGGCTTGTTTAATAGCCGATTTAATACTTGTAGCATCACCGGCACCCATTCCAGAAGGAATATTAACTGTTAAACTATTATTTACTGTTCTTTGATTAGTAAGAGGGGAACTGTTTACTCCACCTGATAAAAAGCTATCTGGTAACAAATCTCTTTGAGCTAAAAAATTATTAAAACTACCAACCATATTATTTATTCCAGAACCTACAGCAGAAAATAAAGGTTTATAATCCGTAGGACTATAATCTATATTTTTTTGACTTTCTTTAATCTCTGAAAAACTAGGAATAAACTTACCTACAAACTTTCCCGCTTTTTTAAATAATTCTATTATTTCTTTCCAATAAATTATTACAGTGGCTGTTGCAGCAATAAAAGCGCCTAAGGGATTTGCAGCCATTACAATTCCTAATAATCTAAACCCTGCAATTATTTTTGGTAAAAAATTGACTAATAAAACTATAGGTTTTACTAAAAGATTAAATCCTAAGACTGCAAAGCTCAATATTCTAGCTATTGCACCTAAAGCAATTAATAAAGGACCTACCACGGCTAAAAATAAGCCTATTGATAGTATCACTTTCTTTCCACTCTCATCTAAACGCGCAAAATTATTACTAACTTTGATTAACCATTCAGCAAAAGCTGCCATTTTATCATTAATCTTAAATGTTTCGTCCATTCCTCGACCAACATTTACTCTTAACATATAAAAAGCATTAGCAATTCTATTAGCATTTGCTCTAATTGTTTTAGAACCTTTATCAATAGCTGCACCATATTTTTTATCAATAGTATCAGCAACTTTTGATAATACATCAGAAGTAACTTCTCCTTGTTCCATCATTTTAAGTAATTGCTCGGTACTTACACCCATTGCTTCAGCGAACAAACCAACAGCACCTGGAACTGCATCACCTAATTGTAATTTCAATTCTTCAGCCATTACTTTGCCTTTTGACTGCATTTGTTCAAGAGCTCTAATAACTCTATCAACATCTGTTGTTGTCAAACCTAAACCGGCTGACAATCCTAAGAATGATTTTATTACTTTTCTATTGGTTTCTAAACTATCTTTTGAGGCTGCTAAATATCTTGTATAAGGCTTAACTGAGGCGCTAAAAGATACACCTAATTCATCAGTTACCTTTTTTAAATATTCTATTTCTGTTGATACAGCTTGTTCAATAGGAAGGCCGGTATCAAATTTAGCTAATACTGAGGTTAATGAGGCTTCTAAGGATTGAATATCGGCAGCGGCTTTAATTGAAGCACCACCTAAAGCGGCTAAAGGAAGAGAAAGGGTTAATCCAATTTCTCTTCCTAATCTTGTAAAAGAATCACCTGTTGATCTTAAAGATTTGGCTGTATGTTGTAATTTAGCATCGATTTGATTTAAAGCAACGACTACAGGCCTAGCATTAGCTTGAAATGTTACTATTAATTCTTTAAGACTTGTCGCCATTTTTTTCTCTATTAGTTTCTAATTCTTGTTGCTCTTTTTCTAAACGCGCTCTAAAATCTAAGATTGCATTCATTTTTAAAGTGTCAATAAAATTTAGATTCTCTATTTCAGAATATGTTATAGCTTTATCTAATACAAGTCTCCATACTAATATTTCATCTAAAATTTCAGAATCTAATAATTTTATTAACTCTTTTTTACGTCTTTCAAAGCTTCCATAATTGCAGTCTCCATCGGAGCTAACATCGGAATCTTCTTTACCAGGATCGAAACTATATTTAGAGAAAAAAAACCATTGTGATCTAAAACCTCCATTGCAAGTTCAATTGGACCATCTAAATTATTCTCAAAAACTTCATTAAAAGCTTTTTGATTATCTAAACCGCCAATATCAATTGCAGAACAATTTTTAAATAATTTTAAAAACATTTCTGAAGGAATTTCATAAACCAATCCGGCAACAGCTTTTAAAATATTAGCTGAATTTTCACCAAATGAAATATCATCACCTACCTGTTTTTTAACACTTTCAATTAATTCTTTTCTTAATTTTAAAGCTTCGAACGCATTAAATTGGATTATATTAACTTCGTATTCACCAATTTTTACTGATTTTGTTTTAAGAGCCATAATATTTTTTTATTAATTATTATTCGTTTCCTGCTAAGTTAACTACATAATCAGAACCAGTTTTAATCATCCATTCCCTTTGTTTTGCTTCAGTTCCAAAAGCAATAGTTGGATTTTTAACAATCCAAGCAGCTTTTGCAGCAACTAAAGTATTTCCTGATCTATCTTTAATTAGAATAGGAAGAACAGCACTTGCAACTCTATCAGCATTATGTAAGCCAGATAAAACTTGATTAGTAGGAGAAGTTTGTCTGATTCTTAAAGTAATATTTAAAAAATTAGCATTATTTTTAACTCTATCAACACCACCATCAGCACCGCCAACAGAATTAAAAGCGTCATTTTCTTCTGTAATTTCAACAGCATCACCTTCAGAAAAACCTGAAATTTGAGCCACGCCGAAAATAACGTTTAGTTTTTTAAAATCGAATGTTCCTATATTATTTGCCATGATATTATTTTATTTAAAGTTATTATACAGAAAGGTTACCTGTTATTGAAATTTTGTTAACTGCACCAGCAAGAGTAGCTGTAAAATTAACACCAGAAAATAGTCTAGCTAATCTATCAGCTGAAGCAATTGAAGAAACATCAGGAACAGTAATAGTATATTGACCAACGCCATCAGCATCAGCAGCAATTAAACCATTTTCAACACCTTGATCTAATATTTCTCTAATTTTATTTTCGATAATATCACCACCAGCATCAGTATAAGGAATTTTTTCAACATTAATTAATGTTGAATATAAATTTTCTTGAAGTCTTGCTTGTAACCAATCAGCTCCGCGAATAACATCGATATACTCACCAGAAGCAACATAACCTAATCTTGTAATACTTTGACTAGCAAAATTTTCATAAGTGTTTCCTTTGTTTATAAATACAGCTGAAGATTGAGAAGATATTAAATCATCTGGTAAAATTCCAACTAAGTTTTTAAAGGCCCAGTTAGATGAACCTGGAACAGTTGGTAACATTCTTCCAAGCCAAGCAGCATCAGCAAAATAATTTGCAGTATCACCATTATAAATGGTGGCTGTTCTGTCATAAGACAAAGCATTTAATTGATATAAAATACTTCCGGTATCAGCTGAATCTAAGTTATCAGCATCAGAAGATCTTGCAAGAAAGAATCTTTTTAATGATTCAATTTTTCCTGCAGCACTTAAAATATCGGCTTCAACAGCAGAAGTAATTGCTAAAGCATACCAAGTAGAATTGAAATTGTAGCAATATTGAATTGCATTTGCCCAAGTTTCACTTAAAACATAAGTTCCTGAACCGGTTGCAGGAGTTGCTGAAGGGGTAGAAGCAGCTGTAAATCTAATATTATCATCATCAATAACATCAGTAATTGTAAATGTTCCATTATATTCAGCTTGATCAAATCCTAAAGTAGTTATTGACGCACCAACTTCAGCTTCAATACCAATACCGGCTAATTCTATATTAACAATATCACCTGATGGATTAGTTGCTTCAGTGATTGCAGTAGAAGCTTTAACAACTTTTTTACCAATCATTATTGCAGCCGGAGTTTTTTCTTGTGAGAAGGCTGCTGTAGCCATTTTATATTCTGGATCAGTAGAAGCAAAATCAACTGCAACTTCTGTCATATTAGCATAACTTTTAACTCTTGTATTTGCACCTAATTTCATTGACTCACCTAAAAACATAGGAGTTCCGAATCCGGCTTGAGTAATTGTTTTTGTTGAAAGACTAATTGAAATATCAATTATCTGATCTAATTTATTTGACATATTTTGTTTTTATTTAAAAATTATTAAAAATTATTCTGCCACCGTTATATTAATGGCAAAAGGATCTTCGACTTGATCACCATCGACCTCGCCTGCAATCCCAATACTTGTAACTGCTGCAACAGCATCTTCTGTAGCAGAAGAATAATTTTTAGAAATTCTAAAAACCATTTCAGCACTTGACCTTGATTCAAAACTATTATTAATAATAGTTGTAATATCAACTGGTTCACTTTCTAATCCAACGTATGCTACTTTATTTTGACACAATAATTCTAAATTGGAATATAAATTTAACTTATCTACTAAATTAAGTAAAATTTCTAGTGACGTTTCACTAACAGCAATTAAAGATAAAAGAACTTCACGATCTCCTTGAGTTGTTGCAACTTCATCACCATCAGGCTTAGACTCATAGTCGGTAGCACCTAAGACTCTTATTGATGATATTTTTAATACAATATAATCACCATTTGGAGTAGGAGCATTCTGATCACCCCAAATAACAGCCTTTGTTGTTAAAGTATTTATAATTGTTGCTAAAGCTGTTTTTAATCCTAAAGTATTTATACTCATAATCTAACTTGATTCAGGTGGAACACTATTATTTGTTGTTCTTTTAGCAACAAAAACTTTATAGTGATTAATAACTTGGTTACGCCATGGATAAACTTTAATAACTTCATAATCTGAACCATCAATAGTTACCAAATCAGCATTTACACCATTTCCTTTTTCAATACCATATAATTCAGTATCTGTAAATAATTTTATTGTTTCTTGTTCTCTTCTATTTTCTGGTAGCAACAACATTTCACTACCTGTTAAAGGTTGAACGCTTGCGGTTATAGTAAATTCAGTATCTGGACCAGATACTTCAAAAAAACCTGAGGCATTATAACTTCCTGAGGCTCTTCTTTTTACTGTCAATGTATGTTTCCTAAAGCTGCTCATTTTGACCTTAATTCACTTGAAATTTTTGTTCTTAATTCTCCAGTATCAATCAAAGGATTGCTAGATTTCTTTTTTCTTATAGTTGATTCAGCATTAGCAGGAGTTTTTATTTCAACTATTGTTTTTTTAACAGCTGCTTCTTGCTCTAAACCTATTAATTTTAATTTCTTTTTAACTTGATAATCGCCATTAGAAATAGATTTAGCTATTTTAGTAAATCTCCCGGCTACTTTTTTGTAGTTTTTATTGTAAGTAGATCTTAAAAAAGATCTTTCCGGTATAACAATATTATGATTTTTACCGGCCCTATTTGTTCCAAATTCGTTTACAATTCCTTTAGTTAAAACTTGATCGCCAACACTAGCAAATAATCCTACAACAACTTTTTCAGCATCTAGGCCTATAAAAGCTTCTTTGTAATTCTTAAATCCTTTGTCAACAATTTTAACTGCCACTTTGCATATAGAAATTAGGAACACGCGCTTTTATTAATCTGTTGAAGGAATCTAAATATTGAGTCGTGTTCATTTCAACATTTGGATTATTTCCTCCACCATAACCTCTACTTAAATCACCTTCTTTTTCAGAAGTTAGAACTCCGCGAGAATTACCATCTCGATCGCTAAGCTCCAACAAATGAGCGGCATAATAAGCCACGGCCATATTATATTTACTGGTATTATCAAATAAAGTAGAATCTACTTCATCTTGAGCCATACTTATAAATCTATTTTTTTTATCCGTGGTATTATTAGCATCAATTGTCGGAGCAATGTCTGCCAACCACTCAAGAGCAGTTGTCATTATTTTTTAGCTTCAATTAATTCAATAATTTGTTCTTTATTTTTACCTTTAGTCTCAATTTCTAAAGCTTCAGCAATTTCTACTAAAGTTTTTTTATCTTGAGCCACAAGATCGATATTTGAAAGATCAATTCCATCTTCACCAGAATCTTTTTCTGAATCATCTTCAGAAACTTTTTCTGAATCATCTTCATTAAAATCTTCATCAATATCAGCTTCACCTGCTTTAGAATCAGCTTCACCTGCTTTAGAATCAGCTTCAATTTTAGCTTTTTCTGCTTGAGCAGCAAGTTTAGCATCTTCTTCAGCTTTTTTAGCAGCTTTTTTAGCTTCTCTTTCTTCATTTTTAATTTGAGAAGGAGTTTTTGCAGTATTTTCAGCAACTAAAACTAAACCTGAAGTTTTAACCATAGCTTCATACATAGGATGAGCTTTTATTAATTTAAATTCTTTATCAGATAATTCATTAACACCATCTTTTAAAGCAATAGTGCCTTCAGTAGTTCTAAATCTCAATAAACCTTTAGTTCTTTTCAATATTTTCATTGGAATACTTTTTTTAATTAATAAATATAAAATAGCTAGGAGAATAATATCCTCCTAGCTAAGTCTAATTATTATATACCAGTTGTATATGATAATGAATAAGGCATGAAAACTCTAGTTCCACCACATCTTGCTTCAATAATATTTTTTGTAGCAAGATTTTTAACTTGAGGAGCATGAGGCATTAATCTAATTGGAAGAACACCTTCTAATTTTTCTTCAGATTTGTTATAAAGAACAAAACCTGATTTAGTGTTTCCAACAAAACTATTTTTCAATTGAGACATTTTCTCAACTTTCAAACCAAATTCTTTTTCGACGTATTTTAAAATAGTCATTCCAGAATAATTGGTAGTGTCAAGAGCTTTGTTTCTAATCAAAGAATAGTTGGTATGATCAACAAGCATGTGAGTTGGTTCTTCAACACCATTACTAATATCCATCATATCATTAATTGCTTCTTCAATATCCGCAAGAATATTTGCAGCAGTTTTGGTTGACCAAGTTGTGGTTGAACCAGAACCAGTTGCAGCAGCAGCTGTTGAAGGAACGTTAGAGTTATTGAACATTCCAGTAATTCCAAAAGCAGAATCACCAAAACCTAAAAGTTTCTCTAGTTTTTGATCAACAGAACGTCTAGCAGCTAAAGCTTTATTAGTTACAACTGAATGACCAATATTTCCTAACATTCTATCGCGTCTCATATCTTGAACTGAATAGATATAAGAATCAGCAACAGATTTAATTTTGTTAGTGTATTGATCACCAAAAACTTCAACTGTTGGAATGTCGTCACCAAAATCAGAAATGATTTTAGCTTCGCCAGTAGAATCAAGAACATCATAAGTATCTTCTTCGGCTCCTTCTGGAATTGAAGTATTAAGCGGGATTAAACCACCGTTTAATAATTTCAATTCAGCATAAGTAGGTCTGAAAATCTTTTGACGAATGAACTCTAAGTTTCTTGCGAAGAAAAAGCTCTCATCTTTTTTGTTCACGCCGATAAGTTTAGCAGCATGCTCATAAGATTGAAATTCTGGTGATTGAGTATCAATTTTGAACTCTTCACCATTATCTAGTTTAAATGTTTGAATAGGCATATTTTTACTATATTTTTAAGTTATTAATTACGGTTGGTTAATTTCTACTTTTGCTAAAGCAGGAGTTCCAGTTGTTCCCGCAGCAGCACTTACAAATCTAGCAGAAGAAACAGCTAAGTTTCCAGAAGAAGAGTTTGTAAATTTACCTTGGTTAGCAGAATCTGATTTGTCATTATAAACATAAACAGAATCATTAACAGCAACTGTAGCAACAACCCATACATAAATAACGCCTTTTGTAAGAACGTTAACTGCATCATTAATTGCATATTGATCATTTCCACCAATAGAAGCTGGTTGGCCATGTCTTAGAGCAGTAATTCCATCAAATACATCTGATGAAGTATAAACAACAGTTCCTGCAGCTTGTCCAGCTCCACCAGTTACAGTATAATCAGAAAGAGTAATGTTTGAAACAGCATTATCAATTGTGATTATAATTTCACGGCCAGTACCAGCAACAGCACTTACACCATCAAGAGCATCAATTGCAGCAATTAAAGCAGCAAAAGTTGCAGCATGAGAAGTTGCATAAACAACAGGAGTAATTGCAACGCCATTAACTGACATTGGAATTGAGTTAGAGGCTACAAAGTCTCCATCATAAGTGATTGCAGCAGTATCTTTATAGATTGCTTTAACATCAGTTCCAGGAGTAATACCTTGAACAGCAGCTACACCAAAAGCAAGAGCTTGTTCAGCATTTCTTGTTTTGATATTGCTATCTTCCAAAGTTGCAACTTGACCAGCTTGGCCAACGTCGTAGTAATTTTGATATTTTGTAATAGGCATAATTATTTACTTATTGATTGTTAGTAGATTTTTTAATTAAGTCTCTTTGTAAGTCTTGGTTGCTAATTGTAACTTCAGAATCACCAGAATCTTTTTTGTTACTTGCTACTTTAATATTAGCAGCTAATTTTGAATCTTTTCTTAAATTCAAAATAGTATCAAAGCAAGCTGAAACATATTCTTCACTTTTTTCATCAGCTTTAAATTCTGGAGAAACAGTTTGAATTACTTTAGTCTTGATTTCTGAATCAGAAAGAGAAGATAAATCTTCATCTTCTTTTAAAACTTCAGAAGCTCTTTTTTCTAAAGAAATACGAGCTTTAACTTTTTCTGCTATTTCATCAGAATTATCTTTTTTATTTGATAATTCTTCAACTTTAGAAGTAAGAGCTAATTTTTCGCCTTCCAAAGAATCTGCTTTACTTTTTAATTCTTTTTCAGTGTTTTTTAGATTAGAAATTTCTGTTTCAAGAGTATCAAGTCTTGAAAAGACTTCCTCTGAAACTTCAACTTCCTTTCCATCTATTTTATATTTTTTCATAATTAGATTTTCGTTATTGTTATTGAAGTTATTAAAAACACAAATAGCTTCTTGTCCATCAAGTCTAAGTTTAGCTTTGTCGCCAGCTCGTCCTTGATAAACAATGGCCAGATGATTCCCTTTTATATCCGTTTGAATATAATCATATCTTTCTCCTTTGTAAACACCTTCTTTTTTAACTAAGTTAACTTTATATCCATAACTTAGTCCGCGCTTACCAGAATTTATTTGATCAATAGTAGCTTTATCAGTTATTTTTAATTTAGTCATTAAATAACTGTCAAGCTTTTTTATTTCTTCACCAGTATAACCAACAGCTAATTCTTTAGCATTATCTGAGTTAACTTCTTGTAAAGGATGATCGTTTGTTATTGGTAGTAATTTGAATGAGTTAATTGCATCTTCTTTAAATACTTCTTCTGGAAGTCTTAACTCTCTTTGAATTGAGCCATCAGCTCTCATATATTTGAAAACTCCGGTTCGAGTAGCAATAGCAAAGCCCTCTAGGTAACCTTCATCGGTTTTAGTTAATTTTGTATCATCTAAATGGATATTATCATATCTTGTAGCTGCTACAGTTTCAACGCTATCAGTTTTAATTTGCTCGTTTATATTTTTTGACACAATCTAATTAATATCAATTTTAATTTTCCTATCTAATTCAACCTTTGAAAATAGAAAGGCGTTAAATAATGTCGTTCCTTTTCTTTCTATTACTTTTAGCGTTTTATTATCATTATATAAATTATACCTTAATACATCTTTTGCTGAAATGTAAACTATTAAATTACAATTCTTTGATCTTGCAAAATCCTTTAAGCTTTCTTCATTCACAACAAATAATTCATCAGTAGAAAATTTAGTAATATGTGTAACTGCATATCCTTCTAAATCAACTGATAAAGCTACTAAAGTTGAAGGTATATCTTTTATCTCTTCTAATTTAATAACTTTTACTTCTGTTACTTTTTCATTAGTCTTTCTCAAAGAAAGATCTGAATCAAAAGTATTTTCTTTTAATCTTTGCTCAAAATCAACTTTGTTAGCAAAGTTGTTCATTGAAGCACAAGAAACAGTAAATAGTAAAATTACAATTGTAAATATTTTCATGATTTTATCCTTTTAAGTTTTTAAAGTACACAATTTAATTATAACACGTTTCTATTTAAAAATACATAAGATTTATTTTACTCAAACATTTCATCAGTAATTATAGGTTGAGCTGTGCATCTACATCTAATTTGAGAACCAGGGTGACCAGTTATTGATGATGGATTATTCCAATTAAATATTTTTCCTTCATTAGCTAAATGGGTTGCACGTTCTCTTTCATCTAATGAACCTGACCACCAATATTCACCAATTCCTAATTCTTGTTGTCTTAATTGAGCTAAATTACCGTTAAATTTATTGGTTTGATCTCTAGCAATTAATCTTGCACGCCTTTCACTAATACCAAAGTTTTTAGCAATTTCTTCTCTTATAACCTTTGCACCATTACCTGCAGCAAGATTTCTATAAAGAGTATTTTGCATTCTATCAGCTTGTTCTACTGATAATTTAGTTATTAATGCTGAATTTTCAGCTTGAAAAGCTTTAATTTGTGGGCCAAGATAAGGTTCAGCAATAATTGGATTTACTTGAACGGCCGAATGAACTACCTTAACAAGCTGCTCTTTATTGTAAGTTGATATTCTTTCAGCTTGATCAGCTGTTAAATTATTAACATTTGCAGAAACAATAATAGAATTTAAATCTATTGTTGTTGCTTTAACTAATTCATTTATAGTATCAACCCAACCTAAATCTAATTTTCTATTAACATCGTCGGGCCTATCTTGTTTAGCCTGACTAACTAAAAAATCTAATTCAGGATAGAGTTTATCTCTAATAGCAAAACTGAGTTTTCTATTTAAAGCAACTAATTCTTTTTCATAAGTTCTTTGAGCATTATGTGGATATAACCACTTTTTAATTCTCTTCTTAACTTTTACCTTACCACCATGGGCAATAAGAACTTGTTGTTTAAATATTGGATTTAAAGCCATATTTAAAATTATTTATTAGTAGTTAAAGCTTTAACTGCCCACATTGCTGCTTCTTCATAAGCAGTTTGAGCTAATTTTATTAATCTAATTTTTTCTTTATCTTCTGGTAATTCTTCACCAACATAATCTATTAAATTAATTAATTTAGCTGTATTTTGTTTAACAGTATCAATAGTTTCAACATGAGAGGGATTAAAATCAGTTCTTACACGTTGTTCGCCTAATGTTTTATTTTTCATTTTCTTTTTTATTTGAGTTAATCTTTTTAGTATCATCTTCAAAACTACCTAAATCAACTTCACCTTCAACATCAGTTTCAATTGAATATTTACCGTTGGCAAATCTTGATTCTCTTACTTCTTCAGGACTATAAACACCATTTCCAATATAAATCTGATCAGTTTCAGCTTGGACTTTTCTCATATTAACTTTTTCAGAATCTGTTTGTTGCCATAAAGAACCTAATTCAATATTATATTCTTGATCAAAACTCAAACCCGCATCTTTAGCATAAGAAATATATTCTGTTAGTTTTTCAGCATTAGGTAATAACTCTTCTTCTTGATCAGATTTAATTTTATCATAATAAACTCTAACTTCATTATCACCTGTTGCATTTAATCCACCGGCAGATTTACCCCAGAAAATACTTACAGGAACGCCTGTTATTCCAGTTAGCGCTTCTTGAGTTTTAGTAAAGACTTCAGCAACCCCTGTTAATGTTTGAGAAACGGCTTCAAATGATTCTTTAGAATCTAATAATAAAGTTGTTGAAACTGATTTAGCTAAGTCAAAGCTAGAGGCTCTAGCTGCTAATTGTTTTTGTCCATCAGGGTTTTTCAAAAGCTGCATTAAATTTTCAATCTTCAAAACATCAATATTAGATTTAGAAAGCAATCTCATTAATGATTGATGGGCAATCCCATATTCTTCTAAATCTTCATAAATAGCTTGAAGAATAGACAAACCCCAATATTTTTCATAGTTTGGTTGCATTCCTAATTCTTCTGATGGATAATATTCACCTTGAAAAACTAAACATCTTGATTCATGAACAGTTGTTGGAATACCACCTTCTGGATATAACTCAAAATATTCTGGTTCACCAAACATTTCAGTAGTTGGATCAGAATAATAATTAGTATCATTGATCACAACATTTTTTCTACTGAAAAACTTAAGCTTCTTGATTGATTTAATATTTTTAATATCAACAGGCTCATTTGGTTCTCTTCCATCATCAATAACCATAAAAATAACAGCACCACCAAAAAGCTTAGCTGCTCTAATAGCTTTTTTAAATTCTGATTTAGCTTTTAAATTTTTAAGATAGTTTAACATTTTTCCTTCAGTATCTTCTGGAATTGTAAACCACTGGCGCACCATATCATCACTTAAAAGATCGATATATCTTTTAGTTAAACCATTTCCGGTATATAAAGCAGCAAATAAAGCATCATCAGCTAAAGTTAATGAAAAGCCTGTATTACCCGCCGTTTTAGTTCCTATCTTTTTGGCTATATCAACATAACCATCTTCATTAAAAGAATCTATTCTTTTAGTTGTTTGTTTTTTGTTTGTCATAATGTATTCATTTCATTTATTAAACTAGAATAATCAGGTGGTCTAAGTTTATCATCTTCTATATCAAAAAGTAAATCTTTAATAGCATAAGTTAAAGTATCGACCTGATCTTTTTTATTATTATTCTTTTTTGATGAAAAAAGAAGTAATTCTTTTTCTAATTGAGTTAAGAAAGGAGCATCTTTAGGAAATAATACTTGACCTGATTCCATTCTAGGTAAAATATCATTAGCTCTTGCCACTTTGTCTTTATCTGGTAATAATTTTGTTACTGGAATATTTGTTGTTTCTTCTAAACTTTGAATTAATCCTGAACCTGAATTTTTCTTTTCAATTGCAAACTTGATCAAATTACTATCTTCATTCAAAGTATACATATTAGGAATCCAATCACTAACATATTTGTAAGGGTGGCTTAAATCTTTAGAATGCTTATCCCAAAACTCTTGAGCAGCTACTAAAAGCTTAGGGCTGCTTAGTTTATCACGCATTATATCAATCAAATAAATATATTTTCTACCATTGATAAATCTAACTCCGAAGCACATAAAAACGGTATAATCATGTTGTCTTCCTTCTTCTTGAGCAGTATCAGCATACAAACATTTATAATCCATTTTAGGAAGATAAGTATAATATTTGAACCATTTCCTTTTAAATACTTCGCCATCATCTGGCTGAGTAGCTTGAAAGAATTGAGCCTCTACCGTTTTTGTTCCCATTAATCTAATATCTTCTTCTAATTCTTTTTCACCATATCTTCTAGGTTCTAAAAACTCACCTTTCTTATAAACTTTTGTAAAATTACCAAAGCTATAAATCTTTGTTTGTCTTGCTTTAATTGGAATAATAACATTTTCCCATTTATCATCAACAAAGCTTCCTGTAAAATCTTCATCACATAATCTTTGCTGAATATTAAGCTTTTGGCCTGTTTTTCTATTATTAAACCTAGAAAAAGCAGTTCCTTTAGTCCAATCTAAAGCGGAAGTTCTTTGAGTTAAAGATAAAGCCTCTTCAGGGTTCATTAAATCATCAAATATCAATATTTTAGCACCTTCACCTGTAATAGCACCATTTGTTGACGCAGCTATCCTAAAACCTCCCTCTGTTGTAATAAACTGACTTTGAGTATTTTTAGTTTCTGTTTCGTCTGTTTTTAAAAACTTTGCTGAATTATCAATTTTGAAATGTGGAAAAGCCCTTTTATACCATTTTGTATTTGAAATAGCTCGGCCATAACCATGAAGTTTTTGTGATAAAGTTGCACCGTAAGAAATACTGATAAGCTTCATTTTAGGATCTTGACCTAAAAGCCACATTGAAAAAGCAACATTACATAAAGCTGATTTACCAAATCTAGGAGGAATATTTATATTTAAATTTTGAATTTCACCTCTTCCAAAAGCTTCTAAATATTCACAAAGCAATTCAATATACCAATTATCTAAATAAGTTTCTCCAGCATCAAATTTAGAAAAAGCTTGTTCGTAGAAGCAACTTAATTTAGTTTGAACTAAATGATCTAATGTATCTGTATTGTAAATATCATTATTCATCATTTAGTTTTTTAGCATGTTTTTCTATTTGGCGATTAATCAACTCTCTTTCTTTTTCTGACAATTCAGTTGTATCTGTAACTGTTGCATCAAGAATATTTTTCTGAACAGGTTTGCCTTCTGTTCTGTCCATAATATCATTCCAGGCAGATAAAGCTGTTTTTTCATCAGTTAAAGCTCCATTAGCAATTTCAAGCATAGAATAAACTTCTAATCCTATTTCTTCTACTAATTGAGCTTTATCAGTCTGACCTGCTTTTTTAAGAGCAGCAGCCTTTTCTTTTGCCATAAATTCAAGAGCAATTTTAAACCTTTCTTTTAAGTCTTTTTTCTTTCTTCTAACCTCACCAGATTTTTTTCCTCCAGCCCTAGCTATCTGCTGTTGTTCTTCTGTTGTTCGATCAGCTAAAGAAATTAAATCTTTTTTAGCCATTTTTTAAGTTTTTATTCTTTATTGTTTAAAGATATTGATTTATTTAAATAAAAATTAGCTTCTTCAAGTTTCTGCTTCATTATATCAAACTCTCTTCCTCCTTCAGAATCTAAAGCTGCTATATCATTCATTAAAGTGCTAAAAATTTGTTTAGATTGTTTAATTCTATCAATTCCTTCTTTAGTTATTGGAAAACTTTCAAATAATTTATTCATGATAATAAATAAGTTTGGTTAATATTAAATGTTAAGATAATATAATTGAACTTACATTATCTTAATATTCATAAATTATATTTTATAAATCAAAAAAGTACATGATATTTATAAAGGTTTTAAGAAAGTTTCAACAGGTTTTAAGCCTTGAAACCTCCACCAAGCCAATGTTTATATATCTCCGGGAGGCTAAAAGTTTTAAGTTTTGAGGTTTTTAGCAAGTAGATCCCTTATATACATATTATTATTTATATTTTTTATATTTTTTATATTTTTTATATTTTTT